GGTAACGCGAAGGACGACTTCTTCCATTTTTCAGAGTATAGTGGGGGCGGGTTTCGTTGGCTTCGCTGGATCACGAAATTTTTAGATTTGGCCTGGATTTTCGAATGGTGTTTGACTTTTAGTCGAAAGGATAAAAAACGATGGAGCTGAATTTCAGAATGTTGATCGAATCGGTACTGGACTGGAGGGTCCACGATGACTGATTTTATTACGACACGTGAATTTGCAAAACGAATGGGAACTACTGCGGTAACCGTTCGTAAAGCAGTTCAGGCCGGTCATATTGAACCGGCTCCAGGTAGTTCGCGTTCTAAAATGTGGTTTGACTGGGACACCGAGGCTATCAAGTTTATCCAGTCAAGTCGGTCGCCTCATCGTTTCTATCGTCACCTCGGATGGGACCCGCCAAAGAAAAAACGGCGGAAACATAAAATGAAAAACTTAAAAGATCCGAGGCAAAACGGTTCTATGGACGTGAACGGAGATTACTTAGGTGATGGTTTTGGTGACGAACCTGACGTGGAAGACGGAATGTCATTATCGCAAGCACGGGCTGCTAAAGAAGTTTACCTCGCCCGACAAGCGAAGGTCAAGTACGAAAAGTTAAAAGGATCTCTCATCTCCAGCGAAGAATTGGAACGGGACTGGGAAGAGATTGCGGGTAACCTTCAACAGTCGTTGATGGCTATACCAGATCGGATTGATGCACTTTTGGCGGCGGAGCAAGATCGTGAAAGATGTAATAAAATAATTCGTGACGAACTAATCCATTCACTCGAAAGTATAAGCGATGTCATTGAAGAAAAAGCAAACAAAACACAAAGCGATTTTACCAAAGTACTCAAAGAAACAGACGTCGGGTAGATTTCGCGTTCTGTCAGCGTTTTCCAAATCAATTAGACCTAAACCCGACTTAGATGTTCAGGAGTGGGCTGATAAATATCGTGTATTGCCTCGTGGGTCTACGAGTGAACCCGGAAGGTGGCGCACGGATAGGTTCCCGTTTACGAAGGAAATTATGAAGTGCCTCTCCCCCAGTGTTCCTGGAGAGACTGTTGCCGTGATGAAAGGTGCGCAGGTAGCTTGTACTGAAATTGGTTTGAATTGGATGTTCTATACAATACACTACAAACCAGCACCTATGCTTTACGTGCAGAAAACATTAGAGGCCGTTGAAAAGGTGAATCGTCAGAGATTTGATAAAGCTATCGAAGCGATGCCTATTATACAAAAGAAAATGAAGACCGGGACGGGTAATCGCGGTGGGAATACAAAACGAATCAAGCTTTTCAATGGTGGGATTATATTATTCGGAGGAGCGAATAGCGCAGCATCTTTACGATCGATGCCTATTGAAAGATTGATCTTAGATGAGGAAGATAGCTACGAAGCTGATATACAAGAAGAAGGATCACCTCAGGATTTAGCAATACGGCGAACCGCGAATTTTCCACGGCGAAAAATATTCAGGTTATCCACACCGACTATTAAAGAAACTAGTGCTATTGAACCGGCTTTTGAGGCCGGCGACCAACGACTATATTATGTAGTATGTCCGTTCTGTAAACATAAGGCACCGATTAAATGGAAAGACAGTGATCCAGTTCGGAAAGACTTTACAATTACATGGGACGGTGATACGATCAAAGAGGCACAGGAAACTGTAGGTTTAGTCTGCCATGCTTGTGGTGTTATAATTGAAGAACATTATAAACCGTGGATGATGGCAGAAGAGAACGGAGCTTGTTGGGTTCCACAAAATCCTGAGGGTGAATATCCGAGTTTCCATATTAGTTCATTATACAGTCCGCTCGGATTTTTCTCGTGGAAGAAAGCCGTCAGGATGTGGCTTGTCGCTACGAAAACGTATGATCGTACGAAGCTGAAAGTTTTCATAAATACTGTTCTAGGTGAAACATGGTCAGAGTCCGGGAAACAATTAAATCCAAGCTGGGTAGAAGAACGCAAAGAAGATTACGGTACATTCGACTTACCGGAAGGTGCGCTCGTTCTCGTTGCTGGATTCGATGTTCAAGATAATCGTATCGAAGGTGAAGTGCTTGCGATCGGTAAAGGTGAGGAAAGTTGGTCTGTCGATTACGTAGTTATACAAGGCGATACTTCTCGTGATTTTGTTTGGAAGCAATTAGACGATTGGTTCAAAAGAGCTCATTACTCTCACCCCAGTGGTGCTAGTTTGGGGATTGCTTGCACTTGTATAGATAGTGGTTATCGTACAGAAATCGTGAATAAATTTTGTAAAGATAGGGAATGGCAACGTATTTTCCCTGTGAAAGGTAATGATGGATGGGGACGAGGTTATATTGATAGACCGAAGAGGAGGAATAAGTACGGAGCTTGGAGTTTTGTAGCATGGGTCGATGAATTGAAAAGTAAGATTTACAGCTATTTGGAGATAGATGAACCAGGTCCTGGGTATTGTCATTTCCCGAAGAAAAAAGCCTACGATGAACAGTATTTTCGAATGCTTACTGCGGAGACAATGGAAGTGAAGTTGGTAGGTGGGCAAAAGAAATTGAAATGGATTTTACGTAAAGGTCGAAGAAATGAAGCACTAGACTGTAGATGCTACGCATTGGCGGCACTTACGATTATGGGGAAACCAATTGAAACATTGCTTGAGCAAGGTGGGTCTCCTGTAGGAGGGCAGAGTAGACCTGTCGGAAAAAAGAAAAGAGGTCGACGAGTCTTGTCAAAAGGTATACAATAGTTCTTAACGAAAGGGAAAGAAATGGCTACGACGTTATCAGCTGCTAAGCAAATGCTGAATGAGTACATCACGGCAGAAAAGATGGTTTTGAAAAACCAATCTTACACTATAAAAGATAGAACGTACACAAGAGCCACATTGTCGCGACTCCAAGAAGGTCGTCGGTATTGGGAGAAGCGCGTGGCGGTTCTGGAAAATGGTGGATCAATGAAAGTAAGAAGGGTAATACCAAGGGATGATTAAGTAAAGAAAGTTTTCCCTTCCAATTCCCTTCCAATTCCCTTCCAATTCCCATACAAAATAATTTGTATTTTACCTTGAACATTTATTATATTATAATTATGGGTAAATATACAAATAGAAAAATGAACGTTTCGTTGAATACGATTGATCGGGTCGTCGGTTTTTTCAGTCCGAAGGCATTGTCTGAACGTATCAAGCACCGAGCGTTTATTGGACAATTGTCTAATCAAGGTTTTATTACTTCTGATTCACACAAACGGTCGATGCGAGGATGGAACCCGACTGCGAATTCTGCCGATTCTGATACTATCCCGAAGTTGAATTCTGCTAGAGCTTCTAGTCGTGATCTTTACATGAGTAATCCGATCGCGACTGGAGCTCTTAAAAGGATCAACACTAATGTAGTCGGTTCTGGATTAAATTTACAGTGCCGTGTTGATCGGGAATTTTTGGGGTTGTCAGATGAGGATGCTGATCGATGGGAAAGACAAACTGAACGAGAGTTTCGTAGTTGGGCTGAATCAGTAGAATGCGATGCTTCACGATCACTAATGTTCCATGACTTGCAAAATCTTGTGTTCTTCTCGACTATCTTAAGTGGTGATTGTTTCGCACTACTCCCTTCTTTTGAACGTGGTTTTACAAATTATGATCTTCGTGTAAAGGTCGTTGAAGCGGATTACGTTTCAAACCCGCAACTCAGATTTGACACGAACAAAATCGCAGGTGGAATTGAAGTAGATGATAATGGTGCGCCGATCAGGTATTATTTTCGCAAGCCTGGCATCAATACATTCCTTCAAGCTGGTGCTAGTATTAGCGATAAGTGGATACCTGTTGACGCCTTCGGTCCTTCCGGTCGTCGCAATGTTATCCATACATTCACGAAAGAACGTCCAGGTCAACGACGAGGTATGCCTTTACTTGCGCCGGTTTTTGAGGAATTGAAACAGTTGACCCGTCTTTCAAAAGCTGAGCTAGACGCTTCGTTGATCAATGCTTTCTTCACAGTATTCGTTAAACATACGACCCCTGATGTATCATTAGCTGATGGATTCCTACCACCGACTAGTGGTGCTTACCCGGACCAAATTGCTGATGAAGATACGACAGGTAATCCTGCGGATGAAAAAGTATATGAGATGGGTTCGGGTAATATCGTTGACATGGACGAAGATGAAGAAGTTCAGATAGCAGACCCGAAAAGACCAAACAAAGATTTCGAGGCGTTCTTCAATGCGATTGTCAGGCAGGTAGGGACTGCTATAGAAGTACCATACGAAGTCTTGATGCAACATTTCACTAGTTCATATTCAGCTTCACGAGGAGCTCTCCAAGAGCTTTGGAAGTATACGCGATCAAAAAGAACGTGGATTGAGAGATACTTCTGTAAACCGGTCTATTTTGAATGGTTAGTTGAAGCGATTCTACGTGGAAGGGTCGTTGCTCCGGGATTTCTTGACGACCCGTTGATTGCTCAAGCATGGGCGGGTTCGCACTGGGTCGGTCCTGGACAGGGATTACTTGATCCATTGAAAGAAGCAAAAGCATCTCGTATGTTAATCGAAGACACGTTGACCACTCGCGAAGACGAGTACAATAGGATTCATGGTCAAGGGAATTGGGATTCGGTTGTCGATCGTAAAGCAAGGGAAAATACAAAACTTGCCGATAAAGGTTTGACAGGGATCCAAGAAGAGCAAAGTGCTGGAGCCGATCAAATTGCTGATGCGATTGAGGAAAGAGGGGATTAGATGTTCGACCATGCTTCTTTGATGAATAGGGTCTTAGAGAGTAAGTGGGCTATCACACCAACTGCCCTCGAACAGATTATACGTGTAGTGTCTGATGACTACAATCCTGCAGACCTCGCGAAAGCGATGCATGGTATCGATTTACAGAAGGTCATGACCGACGAAGGGAAGTTCGATTTTTCTGCGATATCTGCTAGAGATGATGATCATCTGACAAATACGCGTCGAGCGACTATTCGGGATGGTGTTGCTATTGTCCCCGTGATAGGACCGATATTCCCAAGATCGAATATCATGACGGTTCTTAGTGGTGCGACCGCTATTTCTACCCTTGCGAAAGACTTCCAAGTTGCGCTTGACAGCGATTCTGTTCATACAATCATTTTGAATATGGATACGCCAGGTGGGGAGATAACTGGAGTGTCCGAATTCGCGCAGATGGTTTATAATGCGAGAGCTAAGAAAGATATCGTCACTTATGTCTATGGTTGGGGAGCTAGTGCCGGGTACTGGATAGGTAGCGCGTCGAAAGAAATAGTCGTTGCTGATACGGCGGAAGTCGGTTCCATTGGGGTAGTCGCTGGATACGTCGATGATCGTGAAGCGATGAAGAAACGTGGCTTGGAAGAAATAGAAATCGTCTCTTCCCAGAGTCCAAATAAAAGATTAGACCCGAAGACTGCGGAAGGTCGAGATCAAATCCAAACTACTGTTGATCAACTAGCTGGTGTATTCATTAGTGCTGTTGCTAAGCATCGCGAAATACAAGAAGATGAGGTTCTTCAGAATTTTGGACGTGGCGGAATGGCTGTTGCTTCACGTGCTGTTCAATTAGGAATGGCTGACAAGATTGGTGGTCTTGAAGGAATTATCTCGGAGCGGATTGAACTGCATAATTCAAAATCTTTTCAAGGAGGTATTTATATGGGGATGACATTGGAAGAACTACGCGCGAAAGAACCTGAAGCTTACAAGGCGGCAGTGGAAGTCGGGAAGAAAGAAGCGGAAGCATCTTCGTCTGATAAGATTGCTCAGGCTCGTGAAGAAGGCGCGAAGGCCGAGAATGAAAGACTCAAATCGATCGAGGATTTGAAAGTCCCCGGTGCTGAGTCAGTTGTTGCTGAAAACAAATTCGACATGAACATCACTGCTGAAAAGATGTCCATGAAGATTATCAAATTCCAAGAGGAACAGCGTTCGGCGATGGAAAAGAATCGTTCTGCCGATGGAAAAAACCTTGCCGAGTCAGTCCAAGGTATTGGTGATCAGGAAACTGATAACAGTGCTGATGAAGAGGCTTCCCTTGTAAAGGCTGGTGTAAGTAAAGTGAACCAGTCACGAGAACGTCGTCAGTGATTTAGTCTATTACACACATTGCGCTTTGATTTGATAATCTGTGTTCAATTCGTAAATAACTTCAGATGGAGGTTTGGTTATGTCGAAATTGGGTTCTTTCCAGCCTGATGCTCTTATTGCAGGCGACAACGACATCGTAACTGAGGACATCCTTGTCCCTTCGGGGAATAATCTTTCCCGAGGAACAGTTCTTGGTCGCGTGAAAGTCAGCGTCCCCACTTCAGGGACTGCTGATGAATCGAATACTGGTGATGGTACGGTTACGTCCGTAACCGGCGGTCCAAAGACCCAGCAGGGTACGTATACGGTGGAATGTATCACCGCCGAAGCCAACGGCGGAACTTTCCGCGTCACTGATCCCGACGGTAACTTTCTCGGCGACGCGAAGATCCAAGCTGGTGCCGGGAATAGCATTGCCTTTTCCAGCGAAGAAATCAATCTGACAATCACTGACGACACGACAGATTTCGCTGTTGGTGATAAGTTTACGATTGCGGTGACTGAAGGTGTGCCGAATACGGGTACTGCTGCTGTTGGCAATACTGGTGATGGTACGTTGACGGCAGTGGAAGGCCGTCGTGACCTCAAGGTTGGGACTTATACGGTCACATGTACTGCTGCTGCGACTAACAGTGGTACATTCAAAGTGACTGATCCCGATGGTAACGATATTCAGACTGGTATCACCATCCCGGCTGGTGCCGGTAATACTATCAGTTTCGAGAATGATCAGATTGCTGGGACGATTACTGACGGTGGTACCGACTTTGCGGTTGACGATGAATTTACTGTTACTGTGACAATTCATCCACGTCAGGTGGTAGCGGTTGACAAGACTGCGACTGATGGTTCAAGCGAACCGTATGCTGTTCTTCTGGATGATTTGGACGCGACTTCTGCGGCGAAGGTTGGCGCTGCCCTTGTAAAGGGGACGGTGAATGAGCGGGAGTTGACATTCGCGTCTGGAACTGATATCGAAGATATGCGTGACAAAATGAGAGCGGTTGGTATCTTTACGAAAGGGTCTGTTGCTTCGACATACCCGAGCTGATTGCTTCTTGATTCCGTCAGAATAGTGTTTACAAGTTGATTTTCAATAACAAGTTTTGAGGAGGTAGAAATGGCTGATACTGTTGATCTTTTCCAGACAAGGGTTATGCTTTCGATTCTGGAACAGATGTTACCAGTACGAACTTTTTTCCTTGACCGTTTTTTCGATGGCCAAAGCCCACAGGTATCGAATACTGAACATATCGATATTGATGTGATCAAAGGAAACCGTCGGATGGCGCCGTTTGTAAATCCCAAGTTGGAAGGTAAGGTAGTCGAGCGTGATGGCTACACGACCTTCAGCTACAAACCGGCTTACATCAAACCGAAGATGATCACGACTGCGGAAGACATCTTGAAACGTCAGGCCGGGGAAGTGATCTACGGAGCGACCAGTTCCCCGAGCACAAAAGCAGCTGAACAGCTGGCGAAAGATATGGCCGAGTTGGATCGTATGATTACTCGTCGTATCGAATGGATGTGCGCGAAAGCACTCACAACTGGTAAGATACCAGTCCAGGGTGATGGTGTTGACGATGAAGTCGATTTCCTTATGTCATCTGACAATATAATCACATTGTCCGGTACTGCATTATGGGATGACCATACCAATGCAGATCCTCTCCAGAACCTCAAGAATTGGAAAAGACAGGTTTCGAAACAGTCAGGACTCGTCGTCACAGATGCGGTTTTTGGTGCGGATGCGATGGACAATTTTTTGAAATGTGATAACGTGCTCGGCGCGAACAATCTGTTCGACATGAGGAACGTGAACATCGGTCGTATCGAACCCCGGGTAATGGCGGATATGGGAGTGACGTACTACGGTACGATCACTGAAATTGGTTTGGATTTGTGGACGTATGAAGAATACTTCTACAATGAAGTGACCAAGACCACTGACGACATGATGCCGAAAGACAAGGTTCTGTTGCTGGCTGCCGGTGCTCGTCGGGAAATGCACTACGGTGCGATCAAAGATCTGTCTGCTATTGCACCAGTCCCCCGGTTCCCGAAGTCGTGGATTACGGAAGACCCGTCTTCTCGTCTTCTGATGGTGCAATCTTCCCCGCTACCTGCGCCTCATCAGATCGATGGGCAGCTCGTGGCGAAGGTGGTCTAACTTTCACTGGATTGTTTAACTTTTGACAAGGAGTCAAAGTGGTAGTTCGTTTGTTAAGCAAAATCCAGAATGGTGATGGTGAGTTCCCGACTGGATCTGTCCTGGAGTTGAACGATTCTGAGGCAACTCGTCTTGTCAAGCTGAAGGTAGCAGTGAGCTTGGAAGAAGAAGAGCCACAGATAAATGGTCCTGAAATCAATGAAGACCGCCCAGTCCTGGGCTTGAAGGAGATACCGAAGATTAAGGACGACACCGTCGAAGCCTTAACAGATGAAGGTATCTTCACTGTCCAGGACCTGATTGAAAGGTCCGTCGAGGA